TCTACAGATATGGCTGTTTCTGGTTTTATAGCATTTTCTAGTGTAGGTTCTGCAAATGTTGGAACTGGATTATCATATAATGATTTCTTTGACGGTTCTAATAATCCAATTGATGAAGCATTTGATGGAACCGCCGTTAGTGGATTTACACCGGACGTTGCATTCAATACAGTTGAAAGCTGGAATAATTACACAGTCCTGCCAGTAACCGCTAACTTTGGCGCTAGTACACTACAAGGTGAAGGTGCGGTAGCTGTTACAGGTACTTCCATCACAAGTGGAGATTCAAGTGGTCATTGGCAGATTGTTGGGGGATTACTTTCCCCTTCAGCAACAGGTGAAGGGGCCATTGCCGGTTCATATTCACTAGCTCTTGATGACGGTCAACTCATCGACATAACTGTAGAAGCTACAACCAAACACGTAAGAACAACTACTGAACTTATTAATGCTGTTAATACTTGGAAGAGCGCAAGAGTCGATGGATTTAACATTGCAATGCGCCCAGGCGATTATGAAATGCACGACGGATCTAATCCTTATGGAGTATTCCGAAGCATTAATAACTCAGGTTCAACAGATTGGCTTATTGTTCGATCAGATGATCCAACGAATCACGCGCGTTTCTACAACACGCATAACCACACAAACAATGGAGCCAATGGGGTCATTAATGCTTATTTGAGATTCAGCCATGTAGATTTCTACATGACTCAGGCTTGGGCGACTGCGAACCCTCGTTTCTTCTTTGAATACACATCAAGTAGCAATATTCAGTACCTTGAGTTCTTAGGTTGTAACTTCTCAGGTGAAGCTTATACACAAGCTGAGTATGATGATCCCGATCTATTTGGTCCTATTTACAATGATGGGGATCAAGCGCTTCCGATATGTATTTTGGCAAATCGTGCCGGAAGTTGGAAGGTTGAGGATTGTACGTTTAGTCACACCCACACCCCGATTATGGGGCTGCAACTGACAGGCCCCTGTTCTTTCCAGCGTAATGAAATTGACACATTCTACTTTGATGCGGTTCGTTTCACTGCTCCGGGAGACTCTTGGACGATTGCCGGTACTAAAATCGTCAAGGATAACGTCATTGGTGGCGGATTCGCTGTTAACAACGAAATGAGCGCATCTAGCCCGCACAACGATAGTTTCCAGATCTTTAATGACACTGGCGACACCAATAACCGAGTTGAGGACATGATCCTGACTAACAACATTTGTTGGGGTTCAGATCATGCTCGTGCGAATGCAGTCCAAACTATGTTGTTCCAATCGGCATTCAAAGACTGTGTTATTGCAGAAAACGTGTTCATGCCGAAGAGTGTTGCATGGGGCTTCCTTATTGAGGGCGCTTCCGCCGGCGACAGTATCCAGTTCATCAACAACACTGGTCTGTTTTGGGGTAAAGCAAGCCCATCAACAGCATGGCGTCATGATGGTCCAACCAACCGAGGAAACGCCACTGTCTACGGTATGGTCACAGATGGCTCGGAGCAACACACCACATCAACTCCGTGGAACCTGTTCCGTTTAAACAACTCTATTAACATGGGTAACTGGGATCAGTTCTCAGGAAGTGGCACCGTGTCAGGTGAAGCTTCGGCTCGCGATTATGCAACACCTAATGCTGGTAGTACTGTAGCAACTAACAATCAAGGTGCATTAACTACTGCCGGTGAGTTCCGTAGCTTAGGCTATGGTCCTCGTGATAGTATGGGTGCGCCAACTCTTCTTGCAACAGGTAATGCTGGTGAACTCCAGATTACTCGTTCTGCTGCACCTACTAAAACAGAGGGTGGTGCAATTACTGGTTATTATGCTAGCTATAAGAAGACCAGCGATGCAGAAACAGAGTGGGCAGTTGCCGATATGGGACTTACATCGCCTTACACACTTACAGGACTTGAAGGTGGTGTAGAGTATCAAGTTAGGTTGGTACCTTATATTGCTAATGGAATCCCCGGTGTTGTAGGTGCTGTTGCTGCCGAAACTCCTGATGGAGCTTCTGTATTTACCCCTAACGCTATCTCGAACGAAGGAACTCGTTACGTACAATCTGCGTCGTATACACCCGGTACTATGGGTAAGGAAGGAACCTTGTCAATCTGGCTGTATGATGTAAGAGCATCGGGTAACCCGTTGCAAATGCGTACCAGTGGCGGCACTGAGAAAGTCTTGCTCAGGACAGGGGCAACAGGTAACTTCTTACTTGACCTAGATAATGCTGCGGGTACCCGGATTGGTTATTTCCTTACTAATGCCGATGTATTAGCAGAGAATGCTTGGAACCATGTTCTTATCTCTTGGAACTTAGCGACTTCAACAATGCAAGTGTATGTTAATGATGTACAGGTCACTTCATTTGCTTCAGGTCCAACCTTGTCAAATGACTCTGTTGCAGATTGTGCTAGGATCGCTGTTTTCGCTGACTACGGCGGGACAAACATTTATCAAGGTGATATTGCAGAACCTTGGATGGACACAGTTTACCGTGATCTATCGGTTGAGGCAAACCGCCGTTACTTTATTACGGCAGAAGGCGCACCAGCCGACCTTATAGATTTCGGTACACCACATCTGTACCTTCATAACCCTGCTGCAAACTTCGGAACAAACCTTGGTTCTGGTGGAAACCTCGGATTTGGTGGTACTGGATCGTTTACTGACGTGACGCCGCCACAACCGTCATACACAGCCTATGGTGTGGATAGTAACAGCCAGACCGCCTATTTCCTTGACTACGGCTCTACAGTCGGCAATCTCAGCGCATTCACAATCTCGGCATGGGTCAAACCAAACTCCAGAGCGAGCGATTTCAACTTTGTTTCGGCCTATATTAGCGGGACGTACCTCATACGTATTGGCGCTCTGGCTGATGGCCGAGCAAATGTTGAAGTGCACACTGGCTCTGAGTTGGTGGTTTTACAAAGGTCAAATGCAGACCTTGCAACGGTCGGGACATGGAAGCATTGGTTCGTATCTGTTGACCTGACGGGTGCCACTGCGGTCTGCAAGCTGTTCATTGACCAAGTGGAGATAACAGACTTTAACCTGAACACTTTAGGCACAAGCGGGCCTTACACCACAGGCGACATTCAGCGGTTTACCACTCACGCGCGGATTGCCAATACCTTCCCGATGGATGGCGCGTTGGCTGACGTGTATTTTGACAATGTGTACCGCACAACGCCTGCCGACTTCCACAACAGCGGCTCTCCGAAAGACCTGAGTGCTGTTGGCTCTCCGTTCTACTTGTTGACCGGAAACGCCGCAGCGTTTGGCAACAACACAAACGGGTCCGAGGATGCAATGACGGTGAGCGGTACGCCAACCGATGTGACCGGGCCAACATGATCCGGCTCGCTTTGTTCTTAGCCTTCATGGCTACTCGCGTGAACTTAAAATTAACCACAAAAAATACTTTTTATAAATAAATCAAATAATAAATTTTTGGATGAGAGTAAATACTCGTTATCAAAAAGAAAGGAAACCACAATGAAACTGATTACGGAAGTTTTCAACGAAGATTGTGAAGTATTGACTGAAGCTACCGAAAGCGGCAAGAAGAATTATTTCATTGAAGGCATCTTCATGCAAGGCGACCTAAAAAATCGCAACGGTCGGATATACCCGTCCACGATACTTGAAAAAGAAATGAATCGTTATAATAAAGATTTTATTCAGACCAAGCGTGCATTAGGTGAGCTTGGGCATCCAGACGGTCCGCAGATCAACGGCGACAGAGTATCCCATTTGATTACCGAAATGAAGCGCGATGGTTCAAACTTCATCGGCAAAGCAAAAATTCTTGGTACTCCAATGGGTGAAATTGTCAAGACGTTCATCGACGAAGGTGTCAAAGTTGGTGTTTCTACTCGTGGTCTTGGTTCCGTCAAGCCAACCAAAGAAGGTATTATGGAAGTACAGAACGACTTTCACCTTGCAACAGTCGATGTGGTGACAGATCCATCGGGGCCCAACTGTTTCGTTAACGGCATCATGGAAAATACCGAGTATTTTTATGACATTGCTTCTGGTACCTGGAGAGCTCAAGAAGCAATTCAAGAAGCTGTCCGCGAAATCAAGAAAGAATACAAGCAAACAGTCCGTAAAATTGATGAAAGTACGGCAGCTCGAATGTTCGAATCATTCATCCAATCACTCAAAAAATAAAGTTTTATAAATAAAATCATGAATCCATTAGTAAAGGAGTAAATCATATGTCACATGACTTAGAAGAAAAGTTTGTTGCTGACGACGGTGTTTCCACAGTACCTGATACTGTAACACCTGCTGGCGGTGAACACAAAAAGAAGAAAGCAGATCTGAATAAAAGTGTAGATCCTAAGGCTGACGAAGTTGCAGCGAGTGAAGTACCTGGTCAAACAAAGACTGAAGAAGTTGAAGTCGAAGAAGTAGTTTCCATCGACGAATCAATCGCTTCTATGTTTGAAGGTATGGATCTTTCCGAAGACTTCAAATCCAAGGTGACCATGGTTTTTGAAGCGGCTGTCAATGAAGCAGCAACTGCAAAAGCTGCAACAATCGCAGAAGAGCTTGAAGAAAAATTCGAGACTCAGCTTGAAGAATCCATCGAAGAAGTAATGGAAGAGATTGTAGAAAATCTTGATTCATATCTCGACTACGTTGTCGGCGAATGGATGGAAGAAAATGAACTTGCTGTTGAAACTGGTATCAAAGTTGAAATGGCAGAATCGCTGATGAACGGTCTGAAAGAACTATTCACAGAGCACAACATCGACATTGACGAAGAAACAATCGACGTTGTTGCAGAGCTTGAAGAGCAGATCGAAAGCCTACAAGCTAAAGTCAACAAGACAATCAACGAAAACATCGAACTTTCCCATACAGTTCTTGCACTGGAAGCGGAAAAAGTTTTCGAAGAAATGACCGAAGGTCTGACAGTTTCCCAGCGCGAAAGACTGAGAACTCTGTCTGAAAACCTTGACGTGAGTGATATTGAAGCATATGCTTCAAACCTTGAAACTCTGAAAGAATCGTTCTTCAAGAAGAGCAAAGCCCTGACTGAAAACACTCTTGAAGATGACGAAGAAATCATCACTGAGGAAGAAACTAAGAAACCTGTTTCCCAGTATTCCACAGTAAATGCTTTAGTTGAAGCGCTCGATGCACGCAACTCCAAGTAAGTGAAAACTATAATTTTATAAATATATCCAATAACAATAACCAATAAGGAGATAGAAAGTATGACAAAGTCAAACTATCAAGCACTGGTTGAAAAGTGGGGTCCCGTACTCGAGCACTCCTCTTTTGATCCAATCAAAGATCAACACAGAAAAGCAGTTACTGCTACTATTCTGGAAAACACAGAAAAGGCACTTCTTGAGTCTGGCGATCAGTCGATTTCAATGAGTTCCCTTCTGATGGAAACACCAACCAACGCTGCAGGTACTGGCGGTTTTGGTTCTAGTGCAGCTGCTGGTGGTCCAGTTGCTGGTTATGACCCTGTCCTGATCAGCCTTGTTCGCCGTGCAATGCCTAACCTGATGGCATATGACATTGCTGGTGTTCAGCCAATGACTGGTCCTACAGGCCTGATCTTTGCAATGCGTTCACGCTACTCTTCACAGACTGGTGCGGAAGCATTCTACAACGAAGCAGATACCGATTTCTCCGGTTCTGGTACACACACTGGTACTCTTCCAGTTGATGATGTTGCAAATACATCTCTTCTATCCACAGGTACCGGCATGGAAACAGCTATTGCTGAATCCCTTGGTGCTGACGGTGCAAACACTTTCGCAGAAATGGCATTCTCCATTGAGAAGGTTACTGTTGCTGCTAAGTCTCGCGCTCTGAAAGCAGAATACACCACTGAACTTGCACAGGATCTGAAAGCAGTTCACGGTCTCGACGCGGAAACAGAACTTGCAAACATCCTGCAGTCTGAAATCCTCGTTGAAATCAACCGCGAACTCGTTCGTACAATCTACGCAACAGCTGTTACAGGTGCTGCTAATACTGCTGCTGCAGGTACTTTTGACCTTGACGTTGACGCAAATGGCCGTTGGTCTGTTGAAAAGTTCAAGGGTCTGATGTTCCAGATCGAGCAAGAAGCTAACGCGATTGCTAAGGACACCAGACGTGGTAAGGGTAACATCGTAATCTGTTCCTCTGACGTTGCATCCGCACTTCAGATGGCAGGTGTTCTCGATTATACCCCAGCGCTGAACAGCAATGCACTGAGCGTAGACGATACAGGTAACACCTTCGCTGGTGTTCTGAACGGTCGCTACAGAGTTTACATTGACCCTTATGCAGGCAGCAACTACCTGGTTGTTGGTTACAAAGGTTCTAGCTCATTCGACGCAGGTCTGTTCTACTGCCCATACGTACCTCTGCAAATGTACCGTGCAGTTGGTGAAAACAGCTTCCAGCCAAAGATCGGGTTCAAAACTCGGTATGGCATGGTTGCTAACCCATTCGCAGAAGGCGGCATCACTGGTGTTGCAACAGCACTGGGTCGTTTGGAAACAAACACCAACAAGTACTACAGAAGAGTAAAAGTCTCGAACTTGTTCTAATTAAAAGAACTCGGTCAACGAGTCAAACTGAGGCGGGCTTTATGCCCGCCTTTTTTATTCTCCAGTTGACTGTTTGATTTTTATAAGGTATCCCTACCAAAAAACTTAAAGGTCAACCAGTGGCATCTGGTTGACCGTGCTATACGGTTAGTGGACCTTCGCCCGTGTCAGGACAGTCTGATTGACTCCGTTGTAGACTCGATGTTGCTTGACAGTTGCATCAACTACAACAGTCGAGCCTTCCGCTGTCTGGATTTTGTTTCCCGTAATCCAGGAAAACACGTTGTCATCCGAGTCCTTGAATAAGTGCAGGTAGGAAGGACCAAACATACCAGAACCAAGAGGAATGATCCGATCCAAGGAAAGTTCCAAGGACTTCAGCCTCTGCTTGATGTCACCGACGAAGTTACTTTCTTTGGTCTGATCTTTTTCAGCCAACTTACGCTGAGCTGTAATCACCGCACTAGAAACAAGAGCAACGTGACGCTTGTGAAGAATGTCCTGCTTCATCAAGACCCGAATATTGTCCATGTAGTCATTGCCAAACGGCTCGGTCACACGGAACATCTCGATTGTTTTGTTGACCCATTCACGATCTTCATCGGTCGCTTCGAGCTGGTATTCCGGAAAACCGCCGAGGTTCATGATCACCGATTGACCGGTAGTCTCATAACCAGTTTCAGCCTGACGTGCTTTGGAAACATAACCATCACGACGGATGAATGCAGCTGCAACCAACAGAACTTCACGAAGGTCGAAGTAACCTGCGGAACCGAAACCACCGAGCATGTCTTCGTCTTCCATTGCCCGCAGTTCTTCGAAGAACTGAGCACGACGGACGATCTTGTTCGGATCGTCAATACCGAGGAAATCACGAAGGCAAGACCGACCAACCGCAATCTGCTGATCACCGGAAGACATGACATAGACATCATTCCGGCGGCGGAGCGAATTGCAGTGGTCGCAATGGCCGTTGTGTTCACGATAGTCACCAATCAGTATC